TCGTCACGACGAACCTCTGAGCGAGTAAAGAACGCGTAGTTCTTACCTTCTCCACCTGGAGTTGTGCGAGGGTCTCCGTGCATCACACCAATCTTCATACGGTACTGGTTGATTACGATGCCTAGAATAGGGCGCTCATCTTCAACTAGAGAGCGCTTCATAGCGGCTCCAGCCTTACGGAAGAACTTGTTAGTGATAAGGGCTCCACGACCAACGGTCATTTCGTCCATGTTCTTCTCGTTCTCAGGGCCCGGTACTAGGGCAGGAAGAGAGTCAATAACAATAGCATCGACTGCTTTTGACTCAGCAAAAGCCAGCACTGCGTCATAGGCTTCTTCCATAATATTTGTTTCAATAACGATAACACGGCTTGCATCTACTCCACACATCTCTGCATATTCTGGGACCCACTGTTCTGCTGCAACCCAGACAGTGGTGTAATTTGGGTCAAGCGCCTGGTTAGCCGCGATTGTCTTGAGAGCAATTGCTGTCTTACCATGGCTGGCTTCACCGATGAGTTCGTTCCACTGGTTAGAAGGAAACCCACCACCGAGAACGTAATCAAAAGTAGTTGAACCAGTAGTAACACGAGTAATAAGGTCTGCACGAATATCCTTTCCAATTACTACGGTGTTTTCACCAAACTTCTTATTTAGCTGAGCAAGAACCTTAAGGGCATCAGGACTAATCACGGGCTTCCTCCAAAACATCGTACAATGAAACCCAAGTAGATGTCCCACCTGAATGTGACCACCAACCAATTGAATCGTTGTGTGTGTCTAGAATCTGCTGGTCTAGCAGAATCTGGGCAATCCTTGCCCTTAAGTTTAAAAACGTTTGGTCTTTTATTAGTTGAATTTGTGACTGTTCCATATTATTCTCCGATTCTACCGATAATCCCTTGTGGATTCCAGTTGCTTTGTGGGTTGTTTCCAAGCGACGTTTTAGGAGCGCCTTCAACATGCGCACCATTGAGGCCACCGAAACGCGACCCTGACTGCTCCAAGGGGTACCCGCAGTCAAAGCAACGTGGTGCTGCATTCTGAATCGACATGTAATTGCTCGACCCGCAGTCAGGACACGTAGCAACCTGTTTAGCTGACTGCGCACGCTCCGACGCCTGCGCTTGCGATTGTTGAAAGGTTGGCATCTGAGCCATCGGTTGCTGACTAGGTGGCATCGGTGGGGTTGGGTCTGGACGACCTTGCGCTACCTGTGGGTTCTGCTGGGCCAGTTTGTTAGCCCACCAACTTGCATTGTTCATTTCTTTTCCTTTGGAAGCTTTAACAATCCTAAGTCTACCAGCTGAGATACCGAGCCCACAAGTGCCGACATAGCAATCTGTTCCATTAGTTTCCGGCTTTCGTGCCACATCTCATCTGATAAGCCCTTAAGCTCCTCTGGAAGGTTTGCACGCTGAAACTCAATCGAGCCTTCTGCAAGTGCATGAGCGTGTGCAAACAGTAGTGGGATTAGATGACTAATCTTATCTACACGCTTGTCGCTCTCTTCTTCCTCACGCTCTGCAAGTTCATCACTAATTTTTCCACAGCCAAGGATAACGCTAAGCTCGTGACCGTTCTGGATTTGAGAGTCCAGAATAAACTCACGCAGCTTTGCTGAGATGTCATTTATTGTCCAAGTCTTTTCCTTCTTGGACTTTTTCTTTTTAGCCATTACTTTGCCTCTCCCCACTTGTCAACAATCTTAACGTCAGCAATCAGTGGGATATTAATCGCTTTGAGTTGTATTCCTTCCATGGAAACGCGAATTGCTTCTGCAACTTCATCTGCACGGTCTTCTGGTGTAATTGTAACAAGTTCGTCGTGCACAGTCAATATGACATTGATATCAGGCTCGTTAATAAAACAAGAATGGGCACGTACCAGGGCCAGTTTCATGACGTCAGCGGCACTGCCCTGAATAACCGTGTTAAACGCCTGGCGCTCTGCACGGGCAAGCAGGCCGGTGTCACGCTGTAGCAAGTCTGGGATATAACGACGACGACCGAAGATTGTCTCTACGTATGGTACTGGTCCGGACCCCTTAGCTAAACGAACAACCTTGCCTTTGTACTTTGGGATAGAAGAGAACTTAGCCTCGAAGTCACGTAGAAGTTGCTTGGCCTCTGGAACAGAACAATCGATTGAACTAGCAATCTTGTCTGGTCCGACACCATATGAAATGGCGAGAACTAGAACCTTGCCAGCCTTGCGGTCTACGCCCATGGTGTCACCAATGGTGGTGTAGATGTCTCCACCAGTCATGTAGTTCTCAACTAGAATTGGGTCCTGTGAGAAAGCAGCAATAATACGTGGCTCAATCTGCGAGTAGTCAGCTACAACCAACTTGTGGCCTGGAGGAGCAACAAACAGATTACGTACTAACTTGCCGTAGTCACCTGATGACGGGATGTTCTGTAGGTTAGGCTCAGATGAAGAGAAACGGCCAGTCTCAGCGCCATGCGACTTGAAGTTGGTATGGGCACGACCATTAATCAAAAGACTCTTACGTTCAGTAGTAGTCTTCTTACCGTTGGTCTCACGCTCTACGGTTCCTCCAGTGTAAGGAGTTACGTATGTGGTCATAAGTTTGTTCAAGTCTTGATACTCAAGCAGAGCATCTACCAGTGCGTCTTTACCACGGTAGTATTCTAGAGCGTCTGCAGAAACTGAGAAGTGTCCCGCATTCAGTTCCTGACCTGCACGTTGAGCATCCTTACCCTTTTCAGTAAGAACATTCTTGAACTTAGGGTTAGGAACAATGCGAGGTGGCTTGCCATCCTGAGATGTGAACAAAAGCTTTTGCTTTGCTTGAACAGAGTTGATAGCAAATGCCTCACCTGCAATGCGGAATGCTTTGGCTTTTGCCTCTTCCTTGTCGTCACTAATCTGAGCGGCTAGGTTCTCAAGAGTTTCCATGTCAATATAGGCGCCGGTGAGTTCCATGTCGCAAAGAGCGGCTAGAACATCCATCTCAAGTTTCCAAACCATGACAAGGTTACCAGTAATTTTATTTACTAGTTTTTTGTAGAGTTTCCAGGTCAGTTCCGCGTCGATACCAGAATAGTTAGCAACATCAGAAAAACTATGTAGAGAAACATTTTCACCAATACCTTTTGCCATGTCTACGCCCAGTTCACGTTTGACTGAGTCTTTTAGATTTAGATTGTTCTTGTTCAAGTTGTTGATAATGAACTGTGCGGTAAGCGTATCGAAGTATGGCTTTGATGGAACTTTGCCACCGTAGTACTTGGCCACAGACTTCAAGTCAAACTTAGCGTTGTGTGCGACCTTGAGTTGCGTACCAAACATCAAAGGCTTGATTGCGGCAAACACCTGAGCAGGAGTTAGCTGTACTGGTGGCTCACCAAATTTAGCTACCCACTTACGCTCATCTTTAGAGTAGTGAGAATCAAGTAGAGGTTTGCCCTCTTCTAAGCGACGCTGTCCTGCAAGAAGAAGTGGCTTGTCATAACCTGTAAGTTCACCGTTAGGGTGGCCCATAGGGATGACATCTGTGCGACCCTCAGTCGCAAAAGAAATCCAGCAGACATCGTTGATGACTGGGTATAGGCGGTCTTCGCCAATTGTCTCGACGTCAAACGCAAATGCGTCAACGGAGGAATAGTATTCGACAAACTCTTGGAGTTGTTCGACTGTAGTGATGATGTTCATTATGCCCCGAAAAGTGTGAGGTGGGGAGCCGAAGTAAGAAAGGGAGAAACAGCCTTCGGCTCCCCACGGTGAGTGAGTTGATTAGGAAATTAGCTGACGTGCTACAACAAGCATGTCTTCACGTGGGGCAACGTAGACAGCGTCAGGACCGTAAGGTACGGCCGTGGTTAGCGTGTCTGCTAGTTCCTCTGCATTCAACTCCCAGTCTTCTGCAAGGTCAGATGCCTTTACACGGTTAATAGTGTATTGGGTATCGCGACCGGTGCCGAGACGTGAGACAGCCCAGTAGTACTTAGACAATGGGCCAAGCTTAGGGTCGTCATTAGCGGCCTGTAGCTGACGGGCAAGGGTGATTGGGGCGGTAAGAATCTGAACGCTCGGAATCTCGTCAGACATTACCATCACGTTAAAGACGAACTTTGGACGTGGGGTGTCACCAGCGATGGTACATAGCGGGCACTCATCACCTAGACAGACAAATGAACGACGACCCTCTTTGATGGCGTCAATCCAGTGCAACTCGTAAACCATAAATGGTTCATCGCCAAGGAAACGAACGAGTTGTGCCTGCTCTGTGAACTTGAAGTCAACAGGGTAGTTACCTTTTTGCTTCACAGGCTTTAGGTAAGCAGCAGCTGCTCCCCATCCCGCCTGAACAGTGGTGCCGTGCTTTGGTGTTGCTGTGGCGCTGTCTTCTACTAGGTAGTCGTCAGCGTCGAATGTTGGCTGTGAAATAGCCATGGTTATCTACTTTCGGTCGGAGGCCTTGCGGCTCTCGGTTGTCGGAGGCCTTTCGGCTCTCAGTTAGTTGCCACCGCAATCTTCCAGCGCTCAATAATGATTGCTGTTAAATCTTGGTGACGATTCCATTCTACACGAGCGGAACCAAGAAGTCCACGCTTTGTGAACTCCTCAATGGCAATCTCGATTAGACTACGAGTATAAACACGATTGCCTAATACCTTTTTACCATTAAGTTCTTTAGAACGCAAGCGGTAGGGAGCGGCTGGGATATAACCCTTTTTCTCCCATAGACGAATAGTTACAATCTTCTTGTCTAGCGCAACAGCTAGAGCACTGATTGTAAACAACTCTGTGTCTACTCCTTTTATCTTACGAATGATTGGGTTCTCGTCCCAACCATTTGATTCACCCATAATCTGCTTGCGACGTTTGTCAGCAAGAGTTGTGGTGTCCTTGCGTTTTTGTTTTGAACCGGGTACGCGGTCAAGACCCTCAAATGCTTTGAGGATTTCTGCTTCACTGCGCATACCTGGCAT